GGCAGGAGCACGCACAACGGCAATCGCCGCAGTTTTGGTAGAAGGAATGGTTACTTACATTCCTGCTAACGGCATTGAGTATTACAACGGCAGCGTGTGGATAACACTTGCAGCTGGCGATGCTGCACCTGCTGGAACGCTGACTGGTACGACCCTGGCATCCAATGTCGTGAACTCGTCTCTGACATCTTTTGGTACTGCTCCCACTCTTGCCAGCGTCACAAACGGTGGCACTGTCACGATTCCAAGCGGTGCAGATACTTTGGTGGCGCGTACTTCAACTGACACGCTGACCAACAAGACACTGACAACACCTGTTATCAACAGCCCAAAGATTTCATCAACCTACACAGCCAAGACAGCCGCCTACACCTTTGCAAGCGGAGACGAAGGCAACCTGTTCTCAATGAACAATGCGGCAACGCAACAGTTCAACATTCCAACCGATGCCACATTTAACTTTGCTGTCGGCACTGAGATCAATGTGTTTTGGATTACAGGTGCAGGTCAGCCAACAGTCGGTGCGGTAACTTCTGGAACAACCACAGTCATTTCAACAGGTGCGACCAGTGCCACGCCGAAATTGCGTGTGGCCAACTCAGGTGCGACTTGCAAAAAACTAGCTGCTAACTCCTGGATTGTATTCGGAGACATTTCATAATGACACCAATGCTCGGAATTATGGCTAGTCAAATATCAGGACACTTAGTTGTTCCACCTTTGACGGGCTATGTGGCTATCGGTTCAACAACAACGCCATTTATCCAAATTTACCCTTGGTCATCAGGATTTGGAACAAAGGTTGCCAATCCTGCAACCCTTCCTGCTGGTGGGCAAATAATAGATGTGGCATTTAGTCCAAATGGATATGTAGTTTCCAGCGTTGGTGGTACAACCACCCATTTGATGTCCTGGCCGTTCTCATCATCTGGTTTTGGAACTAAGTATTCAGACCCTGCAACACAACCAACAGGTGCAAATTACAGCGTTGCCTACAATGCGGCTGGAACAGAAATTGCCGTAACCGCCGAAATTGCTCAGCCCAACACTTTTGTTTATCCTTGGAATGACTCAACAGGATTTGGCACAAAGTACAGCAACCCTGGAACGGCTACATTAGCCAACGCAACTTATGATTTTCAATGGGCTGCCAATGGCGCAACTGTTGCGGTAGTGGGAAATCCTAGCCCCTGGGTTCAAGCCTATTCGTGGTCATCAGGTTGGGGCACAAAATATGCCAACCCTGCCACATTGCCAGCCAATTATTGTGAAGGTGTTGCCTGGGCACCCAATGGCGCAACCCTTGTGACTTCTGGGGCAACTTCACCTTACATTAACGCCTATCCTTGGTCATCAGGATTTGGAACAAAATATGCTGACCCTGTAACTTCACCTGGCTCCGAGTCGTTTCAATCCTCATTTAATGCGGCTGGAACAAACTTTGCACAAGCATCTGTAAGTAGTCCATTTGCAAATGTTTATCCTTGGTCATCTGGTTGGGGAACAAAGTACTCTAACCCTGCATCGCTGCCATCAAGTTATTCGTGGAACGCTGCTTGGAAACCTGATGGTACGGCAGTCGGATTTGCTGACCACAGTGCTGGAACCGCTTTCTATCCTTGGTCATCAGGATTTGGAACAAAATACTCACAACCTGCAACCGCACCTGGCGGTTCGGGCAACAGCGTGGCTTGGATATAACAACTAACTAAGGAGATCGACAATGGAAACAGATACACCGATAACACCAAAACAAGCTCGGCAGATGGAAGTAGATTCCTATTCAGCCAATGTAACAAACTACACAGCACTACTTGCAACCCTTGATGGCGATTGGGATGCAGATCTTATTCACCTCAAAGGTGTTGAAGGGCAAGAGGCTGCTCGTCAATGTCCGATGGCTCGTTTGGAACGCTTAGCCGTATTGCAACAATTTGACCAGGTGAGCAATCTGCTCAAAACTGAAATTGTTGAACGCGCAAAGGCACAAGCCATTTTGAATGTAATGATTGGCTGATGGTTCAACCTGAAGGAACTGCCGCCCGAATGATTGAGGTGGCAATGGCTGAGGTTGGCTATGTGGAGACACCTGACAACATCACCAAGTACGGCAAAGCCATGAACGCTGATGGATTGCCTTGGTGCGGAAGTTTTATCAATTTCTGTGCAAAACAGGCTCGCGTTGATATACCCAATGTTGTCAGCACGATTGCAGGGGCCAAAGCGTTTAAGGCAAAGGGTCAATGGTTTGTCACACCCAAGGTTGGCGACCTGGTGTTCTTTGATTTCATTGATGATAACAAAGTCGTTATACAGCACATTGGATTGGTGGTGAAAGCTGGTGAACACAGCATCTTGACCATCGAGGGGAATACATCGGGAACTGGGAGCCAAGCAAATGGTGGTGAAGTGATGATGAAAACCCGAAAACTGGGGCCTCATAGTTATGCCGTTGGTTTCGGCAGACCTCAATATAAAGGAGCACAACATGAATAAAGATAAACTCATCAAGGCTGGCATGTCATACATCAGAGCTTCACTTGCTGGTGTGGCCGCCATCTACATGTCCGGCATCACTGATCCAAAGGTGTTGGCAAATGCTTTCATCGCTGGACTCATTGGCCCAATCTTGAAATTAGCCGATAAAGGCGCAAAGTAGATGAACGCTCAGACATGGGTGGCTATGTGCGTGGGGATTATGGCCATCCTGTCTGGGCTATACGGTATGACTCGGTTTATCGTGAAAGCAATCATGGCTGAAATCGGTCCAAAGGCCAACGGGGATTCAATCAAAGAGCAGGTGAACCGCATTGAGCGCAATGTTTCCAGGCTTGAACAGCGGATTGACCAGATGCTTTTGAATAAATAACTGCTAATACTTTCGGCGCGTGTAGAAGTTATTCACCGCATCCAGATTAGAAGCCTGACGAATAGCACTCATAGATCGTGTGTCCACTCCTGGCTGTGAAGATGGGGCATTGAGCCAGTGTGCGTTCTCGGCCCACATCTGTTCGGCAAGGCGTACCGCTATCCCGAGTAGGTGCATATCACGGCCACGCATCCTAAGTGCGAATTCAATCTTTTGTTTGTGCATATCTTGTTGCACATAATCAGTAGATACGATCATCAAATCCCCTGGGTTTATCACCCGTTCGTCTTGGCCATATCCAAATAACTGTAATTTGCCTTGTGTGCTGACTGTCGAAGTTACTGACATCATGCCAAAAGGCTGCATTCGCGGTGCAGTCATAAACAAACTCCTCAAAACACGCCCGCGTGTCGTAGACAAAGAAGGGTACTTGCCCTACCTTTATATGAGAAGGGTCTAGCGACCTTTCGACAGCGAACTGAGGAATGGCAAGAGTTCCATAGGGGAAATGTAGCTAGAGGATACGCAGGGGCTTCCTGATAACCCGACTAGTTACATTATGTAAAGTAGATATCAGCGTGAAGGCGGCTATCTAGCTTGACATAACTCTCACCACTCCCTAGTTCCATTATATCCATCAGGAGTGGAACACAATGACAATACAACTAGGGCTACTACTTGTTATTTCAAGTATTTGTACTGTTTTAATCGTTTATGCAAAAGGTTTCAAAGATGGTGCGCGTGAAGGCTATACGCGAGGCAGGGCAATCAGTCGCCATCCCATCGCTACGGACATCAACCGATGACCGCGTTCTTGGAAGGATACGAAGATGTCAATGCTCGCATCACACGATTTAGAAAAGAATTCCCCGAAGGTCGTCTCATCAGTTACATCGAGGACATCGACATCGTCAAAGGTTATATTCTCGTCAAAGCTGAGGCGTATAAGACTGACAAGGATGAGCAACCATCAGCAATCGACTACGCATTCGAGGCACGATCAGATCGTGGCGTTAATCTTCACTTCTGGGTGGAAAATGCAGTCACCAGTGCGTACGGCAGAGTCATCGGCTTACTCTCCCCTGGCTCGGCTCGTCCGACTCGTCAAGACATGGAGAAGGTCGAACGATTAAGTGCAGCTGATGTAAAGGCTAACGAAAACAATCCTGACCCTTGGAGTGTCAAGTTTGAATCCCAAGTGGAAGGTGTTCCCACACTCGGACAAGCAATGGAGAGCGTGCAGGCTGCAATGGGCGGTGAAGTCTTTGAACACGCTCCCCTATGCGTTCATGGCCACATGCTCTTGCGTGAAGGAATGTCGGATAAAACGGGCAAAGCCTGGAAAGGACATTTCTGCTCAGAAAAACTTAAAGCTAAACAATGTCCACCCGTTTGGTATGTGCTCTCACCTGCTGGAAAGTGGGGCAAGTAGTTATGGGATATGTAGACATTGTAAAAGGCAACAAGATTACATCGATCGTTGAAGGTAACGAGATGGTGCGTTATGAACCTGTCTGCGATAACTGCTTGCAGTCAAAGCCTAACTATGGCGGTCTGACGATTGTGATTGCAGATGGAGATGAACCGGTGATGTGGTTTTGCTCTGACTGTCGCGAGAGGCGGTTAGCCCAATGATTACAGCTGATGACGAATGGTGTATTCATAAAGCCGCCACAGAAGCCTTCTTTGCACAAGCTGGCGTGCTCGGTTATGACCCGAGATATAACACAACACTCAACAGCCATGAGCGCGTAGCAGAACTCGCGGAGTCCTTAACAGCTGAACTCCTTGTCGCTCGCTATTTCGGACTGGAACAAGATGCTTCAATCAACCGAGGCAAGATGCAAGCCGATGTGGGAACTGGGCTAGAGATTAAGTGGACTCGGTATGCCACAGGTCATCTGATCATCTATCCCCATGACCGTGACGCTGATGTTGCAGTGCTCGTAGTGGGCAAGAGTCCAACACTGAAAATTGTGGGATGGATTCCGATTAGCTTTGCCAAGACTAAGCGTTACAGGCATGGCACTCAGGACACATGGTGGATAGACCAGTCCAACCTTAACCCGATTGAAAACTTGCTAGGGAGTAGCTATGGAACACTTGTCGGCTCCATGTCGGGTATGTAAGAAGGTCACCGATCAAGTCGAACGCATCGTGACAGATAATCTGCCACCGAATGTCAAGACTTTGCAATGTTGCACTTGTGGCACGATGGGCGTTGTCCTGTTAGAGGGTGCGGAATGACTCACGATGATTTGCTGGCAAAGATAGATGACGAGGGCGAGTTCCTTGTTCAACATTTTGATTCCAAACCCGTGGTTCATTCAGCCCTTCGTGCAGTCATGCAGCTGCACAGCCCAAGCATTTCATCCCTTTATGCTGGCGTTCTTCTCTGCTCATCTTGTGTTTACCCATTCGGCCCTAGCGTTCATTATCCATGCCCGACCATTCGGGTTATTGAAGAAAGCCTGTTGTAATGACCCAGGATGAATTGATTGAAATGGCTGAATGTAGTCGCTGTGGCAATGATGTTGATGCAGCTCAATTAGTCTCTTATGGAAGCTGGAAACTATGCGAACTCTGCGAACTCTACATAGCCGACATCTAATGACCAATCCCCCGACACGCCAGAAGCCATCATCTTTGACACTATTGTCGGATATCGGACTATACTTAAAAAATAAGTACTTAAATCTTTTAACTACAAAAAAGATTAAAAAGATAAAAAATAATAAATACAAAGTACTTATTAACTGCGCCATAGTTCTGTCAATAGTGTTAATCACTACTCTTGGCCACTTATCATCATCTAAAGCCAGTACTAATGTTGAGCTCTTAAAGCTCTATGCTCACGGTCAATTACTCAATGCCACGCAGTTTCATTGCCTTGATCTGTTATGGACTCATGAAAGTCATTGGAACTACAAGGCACATAACAAGTCATCTACTGCCTCAGGTATTCCACAGATACTAGGCATGAAGGAGACTGACCCTGCTAAGCAGATTGTCATAGGCATTAAGTACATTGAGGGTAGGTATGTCACACCATGTGCTGCTCTTGCTCATTGGTTGAAGGTAGGTAGTTACTGATGACAGTGAAGTCCAGTCGTAGTGGTAAGTGGAAGAAGCAACGCTTACGAGTATTACAAAGGGATAACTGGGTATGTCATTACTGTCATGGCATGGCTAACGAGGTAGACCACATCATTCCTAAAGCGGTTGATAATGGCCCTGCCTCTGATGAGATGGATAACCTTGTTGCTGCGTGTAGGCAGTGCAATCTTCGTAAGGGTAAGAAAAATCAATCGGTTTTTTTAGTCGCGCGAGCGACCCCCCAGTCTCTT